GATGGTGATGGTGTAGTAACTGACAAAGAGATTGAACTCTTCGAGCGTAAGGTACGCTTTGAGAATGAGGACAAGAAAGAGGACGCCCAGCGCAACATGGCGTGGTTTGCTTTGTTTGGTATGCTTTTATATCCGTTTGCTATCTTATTAGCTTCACTTATGCAGTTAGATCAAGCGAGTAAGACATTAGGTAGCATGGCTCCTACGTATTTTGTATCTGTTGCAGCTATAGTAGCGGCCTTCTACGGCAAGGAAGCATACACTAAAGGTAAATGATAGTATGGCTAAAGATCCTAGACTAAAACGTGCAGGTGTTAGTGGCTTCAACAAGCCTAAGCGTACACCTGGACACCCTAAGAAGTCGCACGTAGTTGTAGCTAAGCAGGGTGACACTATTAAGACTATTAGATTTGGTCAGCAGGGAGTTAGCGGTGCCGGGAAAAACCCTAAGTCAGCAGGAGAGAAAGCACGTAAGAAGTCTTTTAAGGCTCGCCATGCTAAGAATATTTCTAAAGGAAAGACTAGCGCAGCATACTGGGCAGACAAGGTGAAGTGGTGACTCTTATATCGCACTTTCCATTACCTAGCTTTCCTTTTCAGACACACGATAACATTGTGTTTGAGAAGGCAGATAAGGATAGGTCTAGCAGGAATAATGAAGAGTATAAACCAGAGCAACCTAACTTAGTCACACCTGATACACCTGTAGAGGACTTGAAGTTAGTTAATCAGATGTACGCATATAACCCTGACCCTAATAAGTTACGTACACCTACTGGACAAATAGTTGACTTTGTGATAGCATAAAGTATGCCTTATTTAACAAGCAATATACCGTACTTTAAAGCGTGGATACGCCGTGAGTACACAAATAATCTAGAGGATTATCATGGAGATTTTCTGCACTGTATGGTCATCGGTGTTACTACGATGCCCAACAGAACGCTCAGTTTTCAAGTTATCTTCACAGGATGCGAGTCAGACTTTGATGGAACCGAAAATGTACACGGTGGAGCAATGTGGGCTAGGATGCCGCTCACTGCGTTGGTTGCAGATACCCCGCTTACTGAATGGCCTGAGGAGTTACCACCGTACTTAGCACAGCCGTGGGATTGTATGTCTCACTACCATTCTGTATATAAATTAGAACGTGCAAGCCCAGCGCCGTGGGTTGTTAAAGTGGACAATAAGTTCTACCCAGCTAAGTATTACTTTACTGTAGACTATACAGATAGTGAAGTAGCAGATGATCCTGCACAACATAAACAATCCCATGTGTTAGAGTTGTTAGATGCAGGTAAGTATACAGGTAATATTGTAGCACTACCTAATAATAGAGTTAGGGTTACACATCCAGCATGGTTTGAAACAGGAGAAGGTGCTCCAGACTTTAAACCTAATCAACACATATACAACTCTAAAGAAGACGTAGCTTACGTCTGGGATACACAAAGAGTGTTCAACAATTTATACAGTGAGGAAGAAACATGAAGATGAAAAAGAAAGGCTATGCTGCTGGCGGTCTTAAGATGGTCGATAAGGGTGGAAAGAAAGTTCCCTTCTATGCTGCTGATGGTGTCGGTAAAATGAACAAAGGCGGTATGGGCATGAAGAAGAAAGGTTACGCTAAAGGCGGTGCTGGAATGAAAAAGAAAGCATATGCTAAAGGCGGTAAGGTAGCCATGTATAACCAAGGTGGTATGATTAAAAATACTGGTTCAATAAATACTGGCATTAAAACTGCCAAAAATACTTATAAGTAAAGGATAGAAAAATGGCGGTAACACTTCGTTCATACTTGAACAATCAATTAAAAGCAATGGGTAAAACAAGTAAGCAAGCCCAGAAAGATGCTGGTAAATACAAAAGCATTGCAGCAGCTAAGAAAGCTGGATCACTTTATTACACAGATAAAAACGGTAAAGTAATGGCTGCAGTCTATGCAGAGGATCTTAAGAAAACTGCACCAGTACCAAGACCTAAACCAAAACCAAGACCAAAAGTAACTGAAAGACCTCTTAGTAATGTTAAAGGTGGTCGTGGTGACGGTACAAAAGAAACTCTTAGAAGAAAGCTTGATCCAAGTTCACCACAGAATAAACCTAATCAAGGTATGAGTACAAAAGCACTTAGAGAAAAAGCAAGAAAGCTAAGAACACAAATAGCTAATGCTAGGTCTAAAGGTAAAGATAATAAAGCTGCAGTAGCAGAAGAAAAAAGAATCAATGGTATGATCAGGCAGAGAACTAGGTAGGAATATAATGTTTCGATTTGAAGGACTTGAAAAAGATCAAATAGTAAATTCTCGTGGAGATGTTGTGGGCCAACTAAGTTATGGTCAATGGCTTACTAAAGATCCAGAAGTAGAAGCTTGGTTAGCTGAAAACACAGAGAAGGTTCGAGCTAGAAACGATAAGGGTCATTACATTAAAGATGACCCCTCGACTCCACAGGATGAAGCTTGGACTACTAAAGTTAAAAAAGCAGTCACAGGTAAAAAGAAAAAGTAATGGCAAACCCTGCTACAGCTAAATACTTTACTAAAGCAAAGAACTTATCAGCTACCTCAGGTGGTGCTAGTGGTGATGTAGTGTATACGTGTCCTAATAACCATGTGTCACTCATCACTTTTTTGCATGTATCTAGTGGCTCTAGTTCTACAAAGAAGTACAGTCTTCAGTGGTATGAAGCAGCTACTACAACCTATCATTTTATTATAGATGAGCATAGTGTAGCAGGTAATGGTATTGAAGAAGTTATAGAAGGTGGAGCATACCTTGCATTAGCTGCAGGGGATAAGATTGTAGGATTTGAAGAAAGCAGTTCTGACTTTCATGTTATCTTATCAGGTGCTGAGTATTACCAGCCGACATAACGGGGTTGCAATATTATCTGTAGTATGTTATAACTATATGTGTAAAACTAGTCTCCAGTTGGTATTCTTAGCCAACTTGCACAAAAACCAAACTGGAGATTTTTATATGTGGAAAGAATATTGTAACCGTGTGATGAAAGCTATACAGCAATCACAACAGCGTAGAGCAGACTATCATATACTGATAAATCTATCTGAGCGTGAGCTTAAGGATCTAGGTATCGGTAGATCTGAAATAAGAGAAAGAGTTTATGGCGAGACAGCTAACAGATAAACAACAGAAGTTCTTAGACGTTCTGTTTGATGAAGCCCAAGGAGATCCTGTTAAAGCTAAGAAGCTTGCAGGATACTCTGAAGGTGTAGCTACAGCACAGGTTGTAGCTCCTTTAACAGATGAGATAGTAGAACTAACTAAGAAGTTTATATCCCAGTCCTCTACTAAAGCTGCTTATACAATGTTTAGTGTAATGGCTGATCCAACAGACTTGGGTGTAAAAGAAAAAATGCTTGCAGCTAAAGATATCTTAGACAGAGCAGGATTTACAAAGACAGAGAAGGTAGAAGTAAAAACCTCAGAGCCAGTGTTTATCCTACCGTCTAAGGATAGTGATGACGAAGGTTAAAACTGCTAGAGCATCAGAAGCTACCTACCCAAATAAAATAGATTGGCAAGTACCACTCAGAGGCGAAAAAGGTGAGTGGTATCCTATCATAAGAGTTGGAAGACATGTACCTTTCGGCTACAAGCAAGATGAAGAAGACCTTGACTTGCTTATACCTATACCAGAAGAATTAGAACTTTTAGAAAAAGCAAAATTATTTCTACAGGACTATAGTTTGAGAAAAGTATCCAAGTGGTTATCAGATAAGTCAGGTAGATATATATCACATGTAGGGTTAGACAAACGTGTCAGGATCGAAGAAAAACGAAGGAGAGCTTCCTCTAACTACCGCAACTACGCTAGGAAATACAAAGAAGCGCAAAGGAAAGCGGAGAAGATTGAAAAGCAAAGACTTGGTGGTAGAGAAACCAAGCGAATCTTTGGAGATGGATGGTCAGACCTCAGTAGCGAAACAGAGTCTACCACAGAATGAAGTAGAAGAAGTTCCAAGAGAAGTTATCTTTGAACCTAACGCTGGACCTCAAACAACATTCCTAGCAGCTACAGAACAAGAAGTATTGTATGGTGGTGCTGCAGGTGGTGGTAAGAGCTACAGTCTAGTAGCAGATCCAGTCAGATACTTAAACAACCCTAACGCTAGAATGCTTCTAGTGCGTAGGTCAACCGAAGAACTAAGAGAACTTATATCAGTAAGTAAGCAGTTATACCCAAGAGCTATTCCCGGTATTAAGTTTATGGAACGAGACAAGACTTGGGTAGCACCTAGTGGTGCAACTCTCTGGATGTCTTACCTTGACCGTGACGATGACGTTATGAGATACCAAGGTCAAGCATTTAACTGGATAGGTTTTGACGAACTAACACAGTGGCCTACAGACTACGCATGGAACTACATGAGGTCACGCCTACGTACTACTAAGGCTTCAGGGTTACCTCTCTATATGAGAGCTACAAGCAATCCAGGTGGTCCGGGCCACATGTGGGTTAAAAGATACTTTATAGATCCTAATCAACCTGATCAAGCATTCTGGGCTACAGATAACGAAGGTGAAGTAATCTGCTGGCCTAAAGGACATACTAGGGAGGGAGAACCTCTTTTCAAGAGAAAGTTTATCCCTGCGACTTTGTTTGATAATCCTTACCTGTCTGATGATGGGATGTACGAAGCCAACCTACTCTCTCTGCCTGAGCACCAACGGAGACAATTGTTGGAAGGGGATTGGGATATTAATGAAGGTGCAGCTTTCCCAGAGTTCAGTAGAAGAATACATGTGGTAGATCCATATGATATACCAAGTAACTGGCCTAGGTTTAGAGCAGCCGACTATGGATACGGATCTTACTCTGCTGTTATATGGTTTGCTGTAGCTCCTGATGAACAGCTTATTGTTTATAGAGAGTTATACGTTAGTAAAGTTTTAGCTACAGATTTAGCTGATATGATTTTAGAGCTTGAATCTAACGAGAAAATAAGGTATGGTGTTCTTGACAGTTCTCTCTGGCATAAGAGAGGTGACACTGGTCCTTCACTAGCAGAACAGATGATACAGAAAGGTTGTCGTTTTAGACCAGCCGACAGATCAAAAGGTTCTCGTGTATCAGGTAAGAATGAATTACACAGAAGACTACAGATAGATGACTTTACAGAAGAACCAAGAATAACTTTCTTCAGTAGCTGTTATAATACAATTGCTCAACTTCCCTCACTACCTCTGGATAAAAACAATCCTGAGGATGTAGATACTAAATCTGAAGACCACATATATGATGCTATTAGGTATGGTATTATGACAAGACCAAGAAGTAACTTGTTTGACTATGGCCCTGATACTCAAAACTCTGGATTTCAGATGAGTGATTCAACGTTTGGATACTAAGGAATAAACATGGAAGAAGACGAAATCTTAGGTGAAGAAGTTCACATGGAAGATGCTGAAGTATCTTTTATAGAGGATACAGATAAAGAATCTCTGAGTGATCCTTCAGTTGGATCTATTGTAAGTTATATACAAAAACGCTTTGATAAAGCTGAAACATCTAGGAATGGTGAAGAACAACGCTGGATTAAAGCGTATAGAAACTATAGAGGTCTTTATGGACCAGACGTAAAGTTTACTTCATCAGAGAAGTCTAGAGTATTTGTTAAGGTTACAAAGACTAAGGTATTAGCTGCTTATGGTCAGATTGTAGAAGTACTATTTGGTGCTAATAAGTTTCCTATTAGTATTGACCCTACTACTCTACCTGAAGGTGTATCAGAAGCTGTACACTTAGAGACAGAAGACACTGCTAAGAAAATGCAGGAGCAGCAAGCACCTATGGGTGAACCTGAGCAGGTACAGCCCGGTGAAACTCTTATAGACTTTAGAGATAGACTAGCAGGTTTGAAAGAAAAACTTTCACCTGTTCAAGATAATTTAAAAGAAGGTGAAGCAGAATCACCTACACAAATTACTTTTCATCCAGCTATGATAGCTGCTAAGAAGATGGAAAAGAAAATACATGACCAACTAGAAGAATCTAATGCTAGAAAAGAATTAAGAAACACAGCATTTGAAACAGCCTTGTTTGGTACAGGTATCATGAAAGGACCATTTGCGGTAGACAAAGAATACCCTAACTGGTCAGAAGAAGGTGAGTACACACCTATCACAAAAACAATGCCTAAGTGTTCTTCAGTTTCTATATGGAACTTCTATCCTGATCCTGATGCATCTAATATGGATGATGCAGAATTTGTTATTGAGCGTCACAAGATGTCTCGAACACAAATGAGAGCACTTAAGAATAGACCTTTCTTCAGAAGCAATACTATAGATACAGCTATATCTATGGGAGAGTCCTACACTAAAGAGTGGTGGGAACAAGCTATGGAAGACGATGAGCAAGAAGCTCAAAGTGAAAGGTTTTCAGTCCTAGAGTTCTGGGGCTACATGGACACAGAGATGTTGAAAGATCAAAACGTAGACATCCCTAAAGATATGAAAGACGCAGATCAGGTATCAGTAAACGTATGGATATGTAACGGTCAAGTACTACGATTAGTTCTTAATCCATTTACTCCTTCTTACCTTCCTTACTATGCA